CGCGAGAGCCTTCTGCGCTACTGCGAGCTCCAGTTGCCGGACCCGAGCGACCCGGAGAACCCGGACCTGTCGCGGTTCGAGGCCACGCCGCAGGCCATCGTGCTCTGCCAGATCATGGAGAAGGTCGAGCGCGGCGAGCTCAAGCGGGTGGCCGTGTCCATTGGCCCGCAGCTCGGCAAGTCCGAAATAATCTCCAGGCGGTTTCCGGCATGGTGCGCCGGCCGCAACCCGTACCGGAACATGATCCTCGGTACGTACAACCAGACGTTCGCCGAGGAGTTCGGCGCGGACGTGCGCCGCAGCATCGAAAGCCCGCTGCACCAGGCGGTGTTCCCTGACCACCGGCTTGTCAAGGGCGCGCTGGACCTCCTGATCACGACGAAGGGCGGCAAGACGGCGTTCGTCGGTGTCGGCGGCTCCGGTACGGGTAAGCCGGCAGACTTCTTTGTGGTGGACGACCCGATCCGGTCGGACGACGACGCGCAGAGCCAGCTGTACCGTGACCGCATCTGGAAGTGGTTCAACTCGGTGGTGTTCACCCGTCTGCACTCGAAAAGCTCGGTTGTTGTCGTACACACCCGCTGGCACGAGGATGACCTGATTGGCCGGTTGTGCGACCCGAACCACCCGGAGCGCAACAAGGAGTACAAGGGCATTGCCGACAACTGGACCTACATCAATCTGCCGGCAGTGGTCGAGGATCCGGAGCTTGCGGAGCGGCTTGGCCTTAAGCTGGAGGTGCCGACGGACCCTCGCGTGATCGAGCAGTTCGGGGCGAAGCCCATGTCCGCGCTGTGGCCGGAGCGCAAGGGGCTGGAGTTCCTGGCCGAGGCCAAGCGCATGGACCCGCGCACGTTCCAGGCGCTCTACATGGGTTCGCCGACCCGAGAGGACGGTGAGTATTTCAAGAGCGATTGGATTGTCGAGTATGACCAGGAGGAGCTCCCCGACAACCTGGTGATCTATGGCGCATCGGACCACGCGGTGAGCACCAAGCAGTCTAACGACTACACGGTCCTCGGCTGCGTCGGCGTGGACGCGCACGACAACATCTGGATCCTGCCGGACCTGGTGTGGGACCGGATGCAGACGGACAGGACGGTGGAGGAGTTGCTTACTCAGTTCAAGGTCCACCAGCCGCAGCTGTGGTGGATGGAAAGCGAGAACATCTCCAAGGCGTTCGGCCCGTTCCTGCACAAGCGGATGATTGATGAGCGGATCTACGTGACGATCGACCCTGTTACGGTGTCCAAGGACAAGGCCACCCGCGCCAGAGCCATTCAGGGCCGGATGAGCATGAAGAAGGTCCGCTTCCCGCGGTTCGCGCCCTGGTACCAGGACGCCCGGAAGCAGCTTCTCCGCTTCCCCCATGGCGCGAACGACGACTTCGTGGACTGGCTGGCCCACATCGGCCAGGGGCTGCTCAAGATCCGCAGTGCGCGTCCGATGGCAGCGAACGAGAACAGGCCGCGCACCGGGTCAATCGAGTGGATTATGCAATCGGCGCTCAAGCGCGCCAGACAGGAGCAGCGGATGAAGGCCGCTGAAGGTTGGTAATGGCAGAGGAATACGATTTCGAGCGCACGGACGGACCGGAGCCAACCGAGTCCCGCAAGGCACTGGTGGCCGAGTGGCTCGGCAAGATCGAGAAGGCCCGCAAGGCCCGCGAAAAGACGTTCAAGGAAATGCGCAAAGCCCAGGACTTTGCGATGTACGGGGCCGACAAGAAGTGGCGCGACGCCGGCAAGTACACGGTGCCGATTCTGCCGCGCTACATCAACCAGACGGTCGCGCAGCTCTACGCGCGGAACCCGAAGACGATCTTCAAGCGCCGCCAGCGGCTTGAGTACAAGCTGTGGGATGGCCGGCTCGACACGCTCCAGGCCGCGATGCAGATGGCGCAGATGGGGGATGTTTCCGCCGCGGCCATCCTGGCCGAGGTCGCCCAGGTGCGCCAGCGCAACGAGTCCATCGAGCGCATGGGCAAGACCCTTGAGATCCTGTACCAGTATTTCATTGACGAGCAGTCCACCGGCTTCAAGGAGCAGTTGAAGGCGACGGTCCGCCGCGCCAAGGTCTCGAAGGTCGGGTGGGTCAAGATCGGCTTCCAGCGCCTGCTCGAACCTCGCCCCGGCGTGATCGACAAGATCGCGGACGCCACGGACAAGATTCGGGCGACCGAACTCGCCCTGGCCAAATTGCAGGAAGGCAGCGACGAGTACGGCGAGACAAGCGCGAAGCTCGAACAGCTCAAGCTCAACCTGGCCGACCTCGAACGCGACAAGGAGATGGTCGTCCGCGAGGGCCTGGTGTTTGACTTCCCGAAGTCCGACCAGATTATCGTGGATCCGGCCTGCACCCATCTCCGGACCCTGACCGGGGCGCGCTGGATCGCGCACCTGTACGAGCGGACGCCGGAGGACATCGAGAAGATTTATGGCGTCGATATTCGGGGCAAGTTCCGCGCGTATTCCAGCCGGAACGACAAGGAGTGCGACGAGAAGCAGGACGGCGCCTACGCCCGTGTCTACGAGGTGTGGGATAAGGAGAACCTCCAGATGTTTGTCGTCTGCGAGGGGTACCCGGATTTCCTCCAGGAGCCGGCAACGCCGGACATCTACATCGAGCGGTTCTGGCCGTTCTTCCCGCTGGTGTTCAACGAGGTCGAGCACTACGACGAGATCTACCCGCTGTCCGATGTCGAGCAGGCCAAGGACATCCAGGAGGAGTACAACCGCTCCCGCGAGGCTCTGCGCGAGCACCGTATTGCGGCGCGCCCGTACTGGGTGGAGGCGGCCGGGTTGTCGGAAGAAGAGAAGGTCAAGCTCGCCGATCATTCGGCGCATGAGGTGGTCTCGCTCAAGACGCTGGTGGCTGGCCAGAGGATCGAGGATCTGATCCAGCGGGGGCCGACCGCGCCGATCGACCCGAACCTGTACGAGCTGGAGAGCCATTTCAACGACTTGCTTCGCGTGGTTGGCTACCAGGAGGCGCAGATCGGGGCGGTGTCCGGCGCGACGGCGACGGAAAGCTCGATCGCACAGCAGGCGCAGTCGGCGTCGCAGTCCGACCAAACGGACGACATCGACACCCTTCTGACCGAGCTCGCCAAGGCCGGTGGCCAGATCCTGCTCCAGCACATGAGCAAGGACACGGTTGTCGAGATCGTCGGAGAGGGCGCCGTCTGGCCCGATCTTCCGCAGACGCGGGAGGAGGCAGCGAAGGAGATCTACCTGGAGGCCCAGGCCGGAAGCACCGGCAAGCCGAACCAGGCGGCGTCGCTGGCCAACATGGAGCGTGCGGCACCGTGGCTCGTGCAGCTTCCCGGCGTCAACCAGGAGCCGCTGGTGCGCAAGTACGCCGAACTCCTCGACATTCCGATGGAGGAGCTGTACGCCGAGGGCATGCCGTCCATCACGGCGATTAACGCGATTCTGTCCCGTGGCGCGGGGAACCCTGGGGAGAACCCGACAGGCGACCCGACCACGGACCCCAATATGCAGGGCGGAGCCGGCGCCCAGAACGCCGAGAACCCGCAGGTTGACGAACCTGGCCCGCAGCCGGGGTACCCGGCTCCGGGCGTTGCTTGACTTGCGTGTAGGATTATGAGAAAAGTTGTCGGTAACGACAATTCGTCGTTAAGGAGCTTGACGTATGACCGTTTCGTCAACGGACGCCGCTGAGAACATCAGCACTGATCTTGAAAACCATGACGTATCCGCGGAGTCGTCTACCGCACCAGATGGCGTAAAGGGCATCATGGACGTGGTGAACACCACGCTCGGAGAGGCCCCGGAGGACGCGCCGACCTCCATGGAGCAGGGTTCGGAAGAACCTGCCCCCGAAAATCCAGCCGACGACCAGCAGCCCGCTGAGGAAAACGAACTTTCCGAGGAGGAGCTGGCAAAACTGTCGGAACGGACGCAGAAGCGGTTCCGTGAACTGGTGGAGCTTCGCCGGGCCGCCGAGGGCAAGGTGCAAGAGGTCCAGATGGAACTCGAAGCACTGCGGCCGAAGGCCCAGCGAATGGACGAACTGCTCGGCTATATGCACACAAATGGCATCGCGCCCGAGCATTTGAATAACGCTCTTGGCATCGTCTCGATGATCAACAAGGGCGATTATCAGTCCGCTCTCCCCGTGCTGGAAAATCTGGTGCAACAGATTCGACATGCGGCAGGAGAGATACTTCCACCGGATCTACAGCGCGAGGTGCAGCTGGGGTACATCACCGAGGCTCGCGCAAAGGAACTGCACAAGGCCAGGCTGAGCGAACATCGCGCACGCGAAATGGCTCAGATGCAGGCGCAGCAGGTTGCCGAGGAGCGGCACCGGCAGCAAATGCAGGCCATGGTCAACAGCGCGGCGAGCGCGGCGGACGAATGGAGTCGGGAGCAGGCGAAGTCGGACCCAGATTGGAACCTGAAGCAAGACCGCATCACCGAGAAGGTCGAGCTTGAGTTGCATCGCAGGCTCCAGATGGGACCGGAGAACTACCCCCGCACCCGCGAGGAAGTTCG